GGTATATACTATAATACCACAGTATCAGACAACACAGCCATGAAGTTTGAGACATTTCTTCAAGCTCTTTCTAATGAGCTTCCAATAGAGGTCGAGGCTTACGCTACTGAGGCCGCAAGAAAAGTGGCCAGAGAAGTCACAATAGACACGCTAGAAGAATTTGCTGAAAATCTGAAAAAAGTAGATGTCAAACTCGATAAGTGATCCTATAATATCATAGATTATTTATAGGAGTTATACATGCCAACTTATGATTATGAATGTAGCGAGTGCGGCTACTACAAAGAGGTTTTCCAGAAGTTCTCTGAAAAGCCTCTCGTAAGATGTCCCGAATGTAAAAAACATAAGTTTAGAAGAGTTATTCTAAATGCCCCTCATGTTTCAGTGAAGGGCGAGCCTACTACTATTCAGCACCTAGCTGATCGCAATACTCAAAAGCTAGGCAAGTACGAACTACAGGCAAAAGAGCAAGCCGACAACATAGATAAGGTACGCAAAGACGCAGAAGCTAATAATCGCAGAAGAAAGATTAACAAGATGACTGCTGCACAGAAAAAGAATTATATTGAAAAGGGTGAATGATGTCAGATTTAACTAGGTCAGAGGTGCCGCATAGCGCTGTAATTAGAATACAGATCAAGATACACCAACAGCTAAAAGACGGTAGTCTTAGCCCTAAATATCTTTCTGTAGATGAACTAAATAAGCTAGGCATTGCGCCCTGCGCAGAGATGAAAATAGACGGTTTTGATAGAAACTCATGCGTTAAAAACGTATTAGATAAATTGGAGAAGTTAAATGGCTAGATGGGAAAATGAGGGTTTGGAAGGTCTTGATCTACCAGATCCTGAAAACAAAGTTTCAACTTACTATGGGCTAGGAGCAGAAGAATCAGCGCCTAATGATGCCTTTGTGAAGGTTGTTGATAATAATGGATTCAAAACTCATTATATAAAATTTGGTAGAGGTGAATTGCTTGACCCTTTGGGAGCAGATAAAGGAAAGCACAATCGCCCTTATTTTGACTATAAAAAAGTAAACCAAAAAGTTTATGCTTACTATATGCAATACTTAGAGAATAGAGAGCGTATCTTTTTGACTAGAGCTAGACGAGCATTAATGGAGATAAACTAATGACAAAAAAAGGACCACTTTCCAAGAAAGAAAAAGCCTACATTGAAGAAAACAAATCCCTTCCTGTAGAAGAATTAGCTGAGGAGCTTGACAGATCAGAAGCTTCCGTCAATAAGCACATTGCTACGCTAAAAGACGATGACAAGCCACAGAGTATTGCTGGTGAGCAATTCGCTAGAAACCAAAAGTATGGTGCCACAATCATGACTGAAAACGCTTCTATGGCTGGTGATGCAACTAAGGGTAGACGACAACCAGAAGAGAAAGAAGTCAATGTCGCAAAAAGACATAGAGGGGCTATCCATAAGATCAAAGGAGACTAGTAAATGATTTGCACAGTAAGGGATGACCACATCCGCAAGCTGATTATGGAAGACATTTCTATGACTTGGAAATGCACTCTAAATGATGGAACTGTAGTATGGGGTGATTACGAAAGACCCGGAGTTGAGGAAAGCCCTTGGCTGAGACTACAAAGATATTGTGAAGAGAACGACAAGTGTATTTGTAAAGCTCAGGTTATTGTAATGGGTGCCCCAGAAGAGGTTGTCTTTGAAGATGAGAACGGTCTTGATGGTTTCTTCATAGCTAGAGGTTTCTCTAGGGATATTGATATGGCAACCGGAGAAGGCCCTACCTTTCAGCACATGACCTTTGCTTTGCTAGAAGACAACCTAGAGTTTGTTGATGTTAAGAAGTACAGCTGGCCAGAATGTGAGTTTGAAGAATTTTCACAAAGAAGGCAGGCTTCACAAGAAAACCTTTCTTTTATGATATGGCGTAATGGCGAAACAAAGAAGTCAAGCGAGCAGGTTCAAGTCACCCTCAACGGGTGAGTATTGTACGGTAGGACAGTATCTAGCTGAGATCCTCGTACAGCGTAAGGCGGAAAAAGAGAACGTAGGTTCCCTGTCTTACAAGTTCTGGAATAAAACACGCAAAAAGCAATATGAGCTACAGGTAAAAAAAGTATATCAACTCATCCGTGTTTTTGGTGAAGAAGCTGTCTATGATTACATTATAAAGAAGAACAAAAGAGTATACAGCGCTGCGCCCAAGTGGGTTAAAGACGAGATAGAGAAACACAAGAAACGGCTTGACCGAAGACCTAAGAAGAAAAACGCAGAAGTTATTGAAGTCAATAAAGACAACATTGAATCGCAGCCAAGAAAAACATTTGGAAGAAAAACACTTTTTACGAAATTGAGGAATACTAATGGCAAAGACAAAGAAGAATGACCCATCCTTCATCAAAGATATTGTTAAAAAATATGGCAACGTAATATCAACGGGAAACCAAATCTTAGAAAGACGAAAAGATTACAAGGTTGTTAGTGTTAGCCCCGCTATTGACTTAGCTCTTAACGGAGGCATAAAGGAAGGTTCTTGGGTTATCTTGACTGGAGATCCTAAATGTGGCAAGACTACTACCGCCCTACAGATTGCGGCAAATTGCCAAAAAGAAGGAAGGCCAATCATATATCTTGATGCTGAAGGCAGACTTAAAGAAATGAATCTGCTTGGGGTTGATGGTCTCGACAAAGAGAAAATGCAGATCATCCATTCCGAAGATGAGCCACTCAGCGCCGAAGCATTTTTAGATATTGCTGTCAAGCTAGTTAGCGCAAAAGAAAATGAGGGCTGTGTCTGTATCATCGACTCTACGTCTTCTCTCATGCCAGAAAAAGAGTTAGACGGAGATATGACACCCGGTCGTGCTGGACTGCCAAAAATACTATCGGTGTTCTGTAAGAAAATGGGGCAGATCGTACCCAATCAAAAGGCGACTTTAATTATTATTACACACTTCATTGCCAATACCTCCGGCTATGGAGCATCTAGGATGCCAGACTGTGGCAGAAAAATCCAATACCAAGCCGACACAAGAATGGAGGTAAAGTCTATTAGTCCTTGGGTTCAGAGCGACACTCAAGTTGGACAAGCTGTTAATTGGAAAGTGGTATGCTCATCAATGGGATCTCCCGGAACTGAGTGTCAAAGCTGGATTAAATATGGGCACGGCATTGATAAGATTCAAGAAATTATCATGCTAGCTTTAGACATTGGACTCATAGCCAAAGCAGGGGCTTGGCTAACATGCGAGTTCATGCTAGGGCATGCCGATGTAGTTAAAAAAATCAAACCAGAGATTAACGAAGAAGACTCAGAAGCCGTGCTGAAAGCCGTCAAGTTTCAGGGGCAGGAGAGGCTATATAATTTTCTGCTTGCAAATGAAGAAGTCTTTGACATCTTAGAAAAAGAAATTAAGGGTATGCTATAATGTATGTAGAAGGTCTCGATGGTAAAACTTGGAAATGGAACCCCTCTAGAAGTCAAGCCTCGGTAGATGAAAAAAACAGATCTTCTTTACATAAAAAAGCAAGATCCATCTTGAAAGAAGTGTACCCTTATGATAGAATACTAGAGGAAGTGACGCTGCCGGGAACCAAAACAGGTTCTAGGAGGACGCTTTTGTATGCTGATCTATATGTACCTAATAGAGATTTGATTGTAGAAGTACATGGGGAACAGCACTTTAAATTCAATTCATTTTTTCACAAAGATAAGATGGCGTTTTTCAAAGCTCAGGCAAGAGACAAAGACAAAAGAGCTTGGTGCAAGCTAAATCATATGAATTTGATTGAACTAAATTACGACGAATCTGAAGAAGAATGGAGAGCAAAGTTTGACTAACGAAGAAAAAGCGAATGAATTTCTCCAGAAAGTTGATGACTGGATTGAAGATAGAAACGTAGATTTAACAAAGGCCAACGAGGAGGTCGATGGCATCATGGCCCTGACAGTATCGGAGCTAAGATCTCTCGATCAGCAAAAGGCACTTTCTTTTAGTTTTGTTTTATTTTCACATGCAGAATATTTACAGTCGTTACATAATAAAGAGAAGACAATAGTTAACTTTTGCACCGACAGTATTTGGTTTATAGTCGCAGACAAAATGGACAACTACGGTGGTCAGTATGCCAAGTGGGAAGTAAGATACTACTCTGCTATTAAAGAGAACCCAATGGCATCAGAATTAAATAGATTAAAATTATCAGCCGAAGCTAGAGTAAACAGAATATCAGGAAAGATTGATTCAGTAAAGAAGATGGCTACAGTCCTTCATGATATTGGAAAAAGACGAGGTTATTAATGAGTATCATACAGACAGCTAAAGACCTTCTTAGAAAAGGCATAGCGCTCAACGACGAAGAGTTAATACAAATGGCAAATTCTCTCTTGACCGAACAAGGGGATTCCGAAACACCTGTCCAGCCTGTAAAAGAAGAGGTTGTTACGCGGGATTCTTCGGTTGAGAGAGCCTCTGCCGATGACTTTACGGTTAAAAGAGAACAGCCACAGCAGAGAAAAGTGCCTGTCAATGAAATGGGATCTAGAAAGAACAGCTTTGTGGACGACGGAACAGAGCATACGGATATGGCAACGCCAGACTTTGTTCCTACACAAAGACGAAAAGCACCTAAAAAAGTCAAGCAACACTGTCAAGCCTGCTCAAAGACATTTGAGGTTAAAGAAGTTCACCGTAGAGACTGGTTCGTCTGTGATAAGTGTCTGGAGGACAGAAGAAGATAATGCCAGCACAAGATAACATAGACCAAATTGCACTTAAGATAATTGGCACAAACGGAATTTTTGTAGAGGCTGGGTGCAATCATTATAAAAATCAAAGCAACACTTTTACTCTAGAAGAGGCAGGCTGGTCAGGGATAGCCGTAGATTTTCAACAGGAATACAGAGATGGTTATCGTCGCCATAGACCAAAGACTAAGTACGAGTGTTGTGCAATCGTAGGCAAAGACTATGAGGGTGACACTATTGATGCCTTCGGTATGGGTTTTGCGGCAAACTGCTTACAGGCTCCCAAAAGCGAAATTTTGATTGCCTATGAAGACGAAAACCACAATCTAAAGATAGAAGACAGGACAAGTACATGTGTTGCTGCTAAAACACTGCAAACAATTTTTGATGAACATTCGCTTACAGAGATTGACTTTTTATGCATAGACCTAGAGGGTTACGAGCATGAAGCAATATCGGGAATAGATTTTGATAAGACAAGCATTAAGGTAATCTGTACTGAAATGCATGATGTGCCAGACTATAAAGATTATGATTATATGGAGTCTTTAGGGTACAAAAACTTTTATAACTCTAGTCCAGACGGAGACCAATACAAGGACGTTGAGTGGCACAAATGGTTTGCCAGAAAAGACATAGAGTTAGATCTCAATTTTTTAAAGGAACTATAATGTTTAAGAATAGACTACAACAAATTATTGCTGAGCGAAAAGCCGCAAAAAATAATGAAGAGACACCAACAGAAGAGTCAACTGGTGAAGCTGATACCCGAACAAGGGGCGAGATCAGGCGTGAAGAGAAAGAAGATCGTAAGGAAGACCGTCAGGAAAAAGTCAAAGAAAGACGGGAATACCGATTAGAGAAGCTGAACGCCGTCAAAGAAAAGATTTATGCGGTCGCCTCAAAGAGAAAGTGGTTGTTTTTTATCATAGCAGGTGCTATAGTAGCGTACCTAGTTATCTTCAAAGGTGGTTTTGGAGGTGGTGATATTTTAACTAAGATCAAAGGACTTTTTGGATAATGAAAAAAGCACTAACTTTAGAATGGAAAGATTTTTTGTTGGGCGTATTTTTAAGCGCAACTATTTGTATGGGATTCTATATTTTTAGAGGAATGTAATGAACTTAGGTATGCTCGCAATTACCACAGCCTCAATAATGTATTTGGTTGTGTGTACTTCTTGTATAAAACAAAAGGATTATCCACATGCTCTCATGTGGTTTTCTTATGCGATGGCTAATATTGGATTATTATGGTACGAGATCAAAAAGATAAGCGCAAATTAGAAGACTTAGCTGCAGAGAGGGCTGTGCTATCTGGCTTATGTCAGTACGGCCTTGATGCTTTGCTGGAGTCTGACTATCTTGAAGCGGAACACTTCACAGACGCAACAAATCAGATGCTGTTTAAGTGTGTCAAAAAGTCTCTTCAGGATGTAAACAAGGTAGAGTTGTCATCAATTCTTTCTGCCGCTAATCAGCTTGGGTTTTATGAAAATATAAACAACCAAGAAGAGGTAGGTTTTCTCAGGTCTCTGTTCAACTTTCCAATACATAAAGAAAATGTTGGATTCCACGCTGCGAAGCTGGCTAAGCTGCAAATTGCCAGAGATGTCAAAAAAACTCTAGCTGTTTGCTCAACTAGAATAGATAAGATAACTGGCGATGAAGACATTAATGATATCATTTCGATTATAGAAACGCCCGTGCTGGATGCTACCGCCAAAATATACCAAAGGTCTGACAATAAACCAGAGGTTATTGGTAACGAAGTAGCCGACTATGTTGAGTTCTTATCTGAGAATAAGAGCGACATGCTTGGTATCAGCACAGGATTTCCAATTTATGACGAAGCGATAGGCGGTGGTCTCCGTAGGAAGTGTGTCGATCTAATTGCCGCAAGACCAAAGGTTGGTAAGTCGATGTTTGGAGATGCCGTTGCTATGCACGTATCAAAAAACTTAGATATTCCCGTACTTGTACTAGATACAGAAATGTCTAAAGAAGACCATCTGAATAGGATGTTGGCAAATATCAGCGGTGTAGAGATAAATACAATATCAAGCGGTAAGTTCGCAGATAACGAACTCAATCTTGAAAAAGTTGAGATGGCAGCGAAGCAACTTGAAGAAATTCCTTACCACTATGTTAGTATCGC